GTACACTGTCAACGCAGACTCTTCTCCTATATTAAACGACACCAACGCACGGGCTTCCATGAGCCCCTTGAGGTAGGCGTAGTCGTCGTAGGTGTCATGGTATACGTGCCGGTTGTCCCAGTCTGTGTAGGTTGACAGCATGATAGGTAGTTTGATTACTTCTGAAATGAACGGCATCGGGATTGCACGAAACGTCCAACGTTTCAGAGTCGGAGTTGTTCCACCCGGACCACCCAAGAGAACAACAGATGATACGTACTCACCAGAGGTAGCGGGTAGGGCTGTGATCCCCGGAGTTGTCTCATCATCAGTATCAGATGTCACACCAAGAGCAATTGTTACATCGTCTTCAGCCAAGACCTTAACAACAACTGATTCACCTGTCGCCAACTTTGCATGTTTCACATCGACAGTCGTGACAGCCTTCTTCTCAGTTGTCCCCCACCTAACCCGACCCGAATCGACATTACCTGTCGCCACATAATTAGTTGCGTGTTCCTGCCATACCCCAGCCTCACCAGTACCACCGCCATTAACTGCAAATAACAACCGGCCATCATCCGCTGTGACTACTGCTGCTACTGTCCCTTGAACAGTCGCAGTTGTCTGCAAATCAGAAGCATACGCTGGAACAAGCGACGAAGTAAACTCTGATAGAGCCAACCTGCCTAGCCCTGTCGTGGTAGCAGCATAGTCAGTCCATCCAAACCAAATGAATTCCCCTTGTGGTTCAAAGCACGAAGTTCCTTTAAGGTTTCCGTCGTGGTCTTTGATATCGATACGTGGCCCATAGGTAACGTATCCGTTTCCGGTAAGCATCCCGAGTCGGATACCTTTACTGGTTCCGATACAAAGAAGGCCACCGTAGTAAGCAAGAACGTTGATTGTTTCACCTTGTGGTAGTTCGGCTGCAATAACAGGATCTAATAAATCCGCACCCCCTTGCTCTGAACTATTGATACCAATATAAAAGATTCGGGAAGTATTACCCTTCGTGCCTGCTGCGTAGATACCGGCAGGAGTACCGATAACAGATTTCCAAGTATCTACCTGAGAGAATGCAGTTTCTGTAATATCATCATCAGTCGATGGAGCAGACCCCGGTGCCAATACAGCCAAACGAGAGCCAACGGATGCAACCAGATACCCGCTTGCTACCCACAAACCATCGACATCATCTATTACCCAATAGTCTGTGTTTGGTGTGCTAGTAGGAACAGTTGTTCCGCTGATCTTTTGAACTTCACCAGATCCGACAGCAGACGCAACATAAATATTTGCACCATCGCTAGCCATTGCTGTAATTTCACCAGCACCAGCAGGTTCATTGATCTCGGTCCATGTATTACCATCATTCGTTGAATACCAAACATCATTATCAGCCACCGCATACACATAGTCCTGTTCATCTGATATTGCAGTAGCAAGCAACTGGTTCGTTGCATCACTATCAAGCGTTTGTGCAGTTGTCTTCAACAACGTAACTTCGTTACGGGTCCACACATCAACACCCGTCGATGTATAAAACCTACGATTGTTAGCCTCATCAGTATCAGCCTCACGCTGACCCGCACCCAAATCCCAATTGTTCCGCGACCGCTTCCACACACCAGCCTGATTCAACGACTGCTCACCCGGCGTACCCTGCGTATCAAACCCCTGCCTAATCGGATCAATAGTAGATCTCGCCAAACCTGCAAGGTCAACGTTATACTTACGTGCCCCAATCGTAACCGGCAGCGAGTCTCGAACAGCCATCAGGCTGTCGGGAATATAGACGGAGTGGCGCTCTGATCCCTAATGCCCCACTTAGCCATCAACCTGCGGGCTTCTTCAGACACACGCTGCTCGTATCTTTGACGAAGCACCATCGACTGTCGGATCCTGTCGCCGGAAGCAACCACTCCCTCGTCTCTTGACGCACCCATAGCGTGTGTGTCGGAGCGTAGAGATTCGTCGGCCATCATCAGTGCCGATGCTGCTGCTAGGCAGGGGATGTCAACCATCGACGTATCCATCAACACAGGGTTTGAGCCACCAGTAGTTATCTGTGTGCCGACAGAGGTAGCGAGCGTAGCGTCATCTATCCCTGTTGTTACGAACGGGTGGGCGTAGGTGTATTCGACAGTGATTGCCTTCTCTATAAACTCCTGAAGGATCAGATAATAATCAGTGTTATATTTGCGGACACTGACATTGATGCTCAGTTTCCTATCTTCGCTATCCCTAGCAGTACGAACAGCATTCAAGATCCGAGTGAATCCATTGGAGAGTGTGATTGATACCGACCTGTCATCTGTTGCAGCGAACGATGCGCTATCAGTATCGACAGCGAACAGGTTCTCAGGTAACGCATGGATCGCGTCCTTAACAGCCTCAACGATCTGATGCCCAGTGAACCGTGGCTCTACCTCAACTAATGTGTCGTCAGCAAAGTTAAATGCAGACGACCCATCCATCCCACGCTCAACTGTAACAGTTGCACCCGACCGAGAGTAAACATATATAGTTTCATAGCCCTGCGTTGGGCTACCAATTGATAGATACGAACCTGCTCTGATACCCGGAGCCTGATGTTCAACGGTGATAGTTCCACTCGTTCCAGCGGCACCATTGAGTTTATCTAATTCAGTACGTGTGTTGCTATGTAACAACCGTTTCGTTTTAACAACAAGGTCACCCAAGGTAGGCATCTAGCCCTCCATCAAACAGGTACGTGCGGCTCATGCTCTTACTATACAGCAAGGAAAGGGGACGGGGGAATACCCCGCCCCCCCACCTTACGCAACTCGTAACTACTACGGTGTATCCGTGTAATCAGTCAGGTTAGTGAACCTCGCCATATGAGACTCACCCTTCACCTGAAGCCCTTCCTCACACAGAAGCATGACCGAATCGGAGTCACCTGTCTTAGCAAGCGCCTCAACTATGAGGGGCTGCATGACCCGACGCTGGACATTTTCCTTTTTGACTACAAAAGCAGTCTCAGAATGGCACCAACGGTTCCGCACCATCTGTGTCTCACCAAACTCATGGAACACAGAGGTAACAGGCACACGGCCACGGCGCGGATCATCAATGACAGTACGTACCCGGCTGCTAGATTCGACGGCGTTCAGATCTGCGAACGTAGCCGGGTTAGCGATCAGAAGATCGGGAACACCGCCTGCGTTATAGCATTTCTGCATCAACGTCTGCAACTCGGCTACGTCCAAACTAGTGTTGGTCGCATCCGTATTGGTGGTGATGAAGTTCATCAAGCCACCGGTTGACCGGCGCTTGTTTGAAGTATCATCNTAAGGCTTGCCATAAAGNTACGCCTGCTCACGGGTGATGACGTTCTCAACGGAACGACCATACAACTGCTTTGCAAACTCATCGCTCACGCCATACCGGGTGATCTGCTGCTCTGTACGAGACATCTGAACCTTTGTGGGTCCAAAGATCTGCGTATAGTTTTCGCGGATCGTCCGGTCAGCCGCCCGGAAATCACCCGGATCTGAACCTTCAGGCAATGCAGAGCCGACACAAATAACTGTGTCCTGACCCGTTGTGGCATGGGACGTTGTGGCGGGCCAAACTGACCCGTTCTGCCAATCAACTACAGTAATAACACCTGTAGTGGTGTTAATATTGGTAACCCTTTTCACAGCACCGTTAGCGATACCGCCCTCCTCACCAATGGTGAGAAGATCGTCTAATTGGAACTTGTAAGAGTCGGCGGCTGAGACTGTGATAGTCGTAGTGCCTGCTCCTGCGGCTCCTGTATCTGTGGTCTGTGCACGGGGAAGCAAAAGTTCCTCGTCCATCCACTTGAAAGTGGTCTGATCGACAGGGGAACTGGCAAGCAACTGTCGCCCGTCAGTACCAATGCCGTTGATCAGTGGTGAATCAATAGGCGAAATCATATAAATGAGTTCGTCCATATTGATCTTAACACCGACGGCCAAATCATATGAGGTCGCGCCGGGTGCCGCACTTGAAAATCCTACAATAGTCATAATGTCTTTCTCCTAGATGAGTAAATGGGGATCAAACAGAAGTCTTCTTCTGTTCTCTTTCCCGTAATAGTCTCTCATACTTGGAGCGATTATCGGCAAATTTTTTGACACCAATACGGTTGCCGTTGGAATCCAGATACGGAACAAACGATCCATCTCGCCTATGTTCACCAGCGATCCCTCGTTCCCAAGCCGGATCGGCCTTAGGAGGTGGAACCTTGTTCATCCGTGACGGCATAGACGAAGGCGCAATATTTGCTGCCTGAAGAATTCGCTTTACAGCAACCTCTTCGCATTCAGGGCAACACGTATCCGGTTCGTCGTTTACCGAATGCCGCCGCTCATAACGGTGGCAACACTCAGAACACTCGTAAACGTATGTAGGCATCAGCGTTCAGAGATAACCCTTCGATCAGGGTTTGCCCCGCCTGCCGCCTCTAAAACCGTATTGATGAATCGTGCTGCGGAATCTTCCTTCGGACGACCCGCATTGATCATCTCTTGGAATTCACGGTGGCCTGCGTCGTATGGACTCTCTGTCTGCTCATCAGGTGGAACGCTATCCGAAACCAGATCCTGACGTTGGCGACCAACCTGACGGTCAGCAGCCTCATCAGCCTCAGAGACTCCCGTTGACGCTACTGCGCCTTTGAGAATTCCAAGTTCTTCTGCCTCGGTACGAATCAGATCTGTTTCCAAATCTCCATCGTAAGCCTTGAACAGAAGTTGTCCTGCTTTCGANTCTGTATCTACACCAGCCTTTAGAAACGCCATCTCGCGCTTCACCGACTCAAGTTCCTGTGATGCTTGACGACCTCGGGTCGCTGCCTCTCGCAGATCCTTGATACTGGATTCCTGATTTTCAACCATGGTGTCTCTCCTTTACCGAATCGCGCATAGTGGAGGTACTATACGGGTGGATGACTAAACAGAATTTCCCGGTCGTCACGTTCCGGGTCTGTCTGCCACTATGTTACTCATCAGGAGCGTGCGAAGTCCTAATGGATGGATACTGACCGGCCCAAGGGGCTCACAGCCACCGGCCCATCGGGGGCTCACGGCGATCCAGTAATAACTCTATCATACTATTTCTCTGCATGCCACTCTAAATGGCGAATTTGTGAAGAACGTACTTCTCGTACATCTGTCTTGACTTCACCCACATCGTCGCCAATTGCTTCCAACTTGGCTTGGTTGGCAGCGTGCTGATCAGTGCTTTCTCGTCGGAGGCGGGTGATTAATACAGCAAAGACGCCGCTTATTAGAGCAGCACCTATAGCGCCAATTGGCCCTGCCCATTCCATTACGAGGCAGCAGAAGCGGATCCGTCACCGAAGCGTGTAGCAACCACGCCCTTGACGAGACTAAGCACAGCCGTTGCTCCCGCAATGCCTGCGGTTTTGAGCGTGTCGGTTGAGCCAACAATATAGATAGCGAGGAACGCTTGAAGAAACGTTGCTACTACCCGTTCTAGTAGATCTCTGGTAAACATTACTTCCTTCTCCTTCTTGGCGAAGGCGATCTCGGTGGCGGTTTCGATAAAGGTTGTATAAAGGTTTTACTGCGGATTCTGGCTTTCAATGCGTCAAGTTCACGCTGCCAAGGCCGCGTCGTTGTGCCTGATCCCAAGCGTCGTGCGCTACCAAGCATTGCACGATCAGCACTACTACGCTTTTTACGAGCCATTACTTCTTCCTTTTCTTTCGAGAAACCTTCTGATACGCCACTTTCTTAGCCTTTCCTTTCGAACCTGCTGTCTGATACTTCGGCATTACCTTGCTGTCCCCAGCCCCGTGCCCGTCTGTGTAACCATAGCACCTCCGCCGCCACGAAACGCTGCGACCCGTCGATTGCGGCGACGATTCAACTGCTGTCGAATATCATCCGATGACATATCAGACAGATCAACATCAAACATTGCTTCCAAACCCTCATCTTCCAAACTAAGATCCTGCTCCCCTATCTTCTCCGCAAACAAGGGACGCTGCTCTGCCAATAACCCGAACCCTTTGGTCCATTCTTCTTCCCCGATACCAGCAGAACCAATCAACTCTGCACGGGTCTTACCAATATCCAACCCCTGAAACCCTGCCTCTGTCCCGATGTATGATGCCTCAGATTTTGATTGGACATCAATCCATGACCCACCCCACGTATCGTCCGGGTCAAGGAACGTCTTCATCAAGTTCTCTTGAGCAAGAACTCCTCCTTCTGGACCAGTCCCGTACCATTCAAGGAACGTATCACGAACTGCTTGCGGAGCATCGCTAACCATCCTTGCTGCCAACGCCATTCGATCTGTCACCTCTGTCGGGCTGACACGATTCGCAATAATATTTTCAACCAACAAGTTGAAGTCGATGCCTGCGCTACTGATGTCGTGGCGGGCCAGCATGTCGCTTATGTGCCCTTCCATTGCAAGGTATTGCGACGGGGTTGGGATAGCCCTGTCGTCTTCTGATTCTGCACGCAACCGGGCGATACCGGGGAACCGTGTCTTGAAGATGTCCTCGTCGTAGATTTCGAGTAGCATCTGCTGGATTGTGTACGACGGTTCTGTGAAATTATCTGACATGCGACCCCAATATTCTCTTGCCTTGTCTGGGTCGATACCGATTTCTGATAGTAGGGCTACGAATTCGTCTTCTGAAATCGCTGGGTCTGGCTCGGGTTCCGGTTCCGGCTCGGGTTCAGGCTCTGGTTCAGGCTCAGGCTCAGGCTCTGGCTCCGGTTCTGGCTCGGGTTCTGGTTCCGGCTCAGGCTCCGGTTCTGGCTCGGGTTCTGGTTCCGGCTCAGGCTCCGGTTCTGGCTCGGGTTCAGGAGTCTCATCGTCACCATCGTCAGGATACTGATCACCCTCAAAGTTATCTAGTTCATCGCCACCGTCATCATCGGGATACTGATCACCCTCAAAGTTACCTAGTACATTGCCACCGTCACCGATAAGACCAGCGTCACCCATCACCTCAGCCAACACACCCGAATCAACAACAACACCAACTTCAGCCAACGACTCCACAGTCTCAGCCACCAAAGGATCAACTTCCCCTGTCGTAACCTCCTCCGTTACAACCTCATCCTGTTCATCTAAAACTTCCTCCAACCTGACAGGATTAACAGTGACGCCAGCCCCTGCCAACGATGCCGTAATCTCCTCCGCCTTCTGCTTATTGGAAGGCTTTACACCAACCGGATCCCCACCCGCATCCAACGTAGTCTTAGCCTCAACCATCGTTTTCCACGTAGCATCGCCCACCTCACCAGTCACAGCGAAATTGACACCCGGAACACCAGCCAAAGACTTACTTAACGTAGTCTGATACTCCCTAACCGCCGCCTCAGTCTTCGGTCCATAAATCCCATCAACAGGTCCGGGGCTATAGCCAAGATCAACCAGTACCTGCTGAAGAATAGATACATACAGGCCCGTCGCGCCACGCTTCATCGCCATGATCTCACCCCAAAGAACTCAGCCATCGCACTAGCAAAGTCGTTCATCTTCCCACGATACTCCGTAGTCTTCCGATAACGAGGATCCTTATATGCCAACGCCTTCGCCTCACGCGAATTGATAAACCGACTGACACCCTTGTCGTTAGTTGTCACCAACGACTCATTGAAGAAAGGATCATCCAACGACACCTCATCCATGTTCATACCCCACACGTTTGCGACCTCACGTTTCATCGGAGCCAAATGGTCCGATAGTGTCAGCCCACGCTGGAACAGATTGTTAACAAAATCTGGATCTAGCCATTCGTGTTGGCTATACGACTGATCAACAATCGTTTGGTACATCTGCTCCTCTGTGATCTTCTCACTCTTATAGTCATGGGCCATCCGATCTAATGTACCCTTGTCAAACACGGTAAGCCACTGGTCCGCCCTCCACTGTAGGTCGTCACGCACATCCCGTACACTCCCTCTGTCCGGTCGCTGACTTGTCGTGATCTGACCTTCTTCCAGCAGATCATAATAAGTTGTATTCAGAATATCGCGTTCGATCTCAGCATCGGACAAACCCTCTTCATACATTCTGACAGCAAGATCATCTGCCTGATCATCTGTCAGTGAATACCCCAACTGTGAAGCGAAACGGTGAGCATCATCAATATTTATTTCTTTAATCTGTTCCCATGTGCCAAGATCAGTTAGTCGGAGTTCTTCAGCAGCCCGCCACCCTTGGGTACTTTTCTGCCACCAAGATGTTGCGTTCAGATCACGCAAAAACGTTCTGGCAATATCCATCTCTTCCTGCGGGCTATCAGCCGCATTTAGTTTGGTTTGATAATTAGCAAGGAACTGTAATAGTTCGCCATCTCCGGTGGCTCCAATCCACCACCATTCCGGTGGCAAAGTGAACTTCGTTGACTCACCTGCCGTATAGTTGTCCTGCGACGACCAACGGCTTGACTCCCAAGAAGGCGGAGATGTCTTCTTTTTAGGCGGCTTCTCTTCGGGCGGACGAGGATCCCGGTCATCATCCCAACTCACTGCCATGATTACTCAACCTCCTCTAGAAGAATCTCAATTAACCTATTGCGACGGGTTGCCCCCACATTATCCCAATCCTTATCCACCTCAGCAGCGGCTGCCTCCCAATCACGGCTCTCAATAGCCGCCTTCATCTTCGGCCACGCCACCCCATAATCCTCCTCCCCAAACCCAAACGTATGTATACCAGTATTAAACACGAAATCAATCAACCCGGCCTGAAGATGAGGACTCAACTCATCCCAATTCCCCAACGCCTCAGCCCCCCTACGATGATAATTATAATCCTCCACAAACAAGGCTTCGACCTCCTCATCAGACAACACCGTACCCTCAGAATAAAGACCAGCCCTCCTATCCTCCTCAGTAATCAGATGCCCAATCCCAATCGTCGGATTCTTCTCCGGACTCGGATCCTCATAAACCGTATTACTAAACCCCTCATGTTGCCGCATCATTCTCATCGCAATAGTCTGCGTATCCAACGGAGTCGCCGGATTCACCTGACCCGGCGTCCCACCCGACACCCCCTGCTCAGGCAGCGCATACTTCGCCTCCGGATTCTCATGGTAAAATCTGTCACCAACCGCAACTTCCAACATATCCGTAGCAGACAACGGCTTTGCCGCACCCGGACCCTTGAACCTGTCCCCCAACGGACGCACCATCCACGGCATATCCTTATCGACATGAACCCCATACTTGGGGCCATTACGTAACGCCCACTTCTCTACTTCCTTACTCGGATACTCCAATACGGCTGCACGACCACGCAAAAACGGTGACTGCTTAGGCAACCCGATACGTTCCGCTGCCTGAGGATTGACACGACGCGCCTCATGGTAGAGGCGTTCATGTTCAGCGACAGTCATAAAGCCTGCGGTAACGGTCGGAGGCTCGGGGGCTGCGTCTAAGAAACTACGGAGCCGTGTTGCGAATGGTTGCCAAAAATATTGCATAGATAGATCCTAGTCTACTCCGTAAATCCCATCAACTCGGCATATCTGGTAAGTAGCCGGTCGAAACGCCATATTTCCTGAACAATGTGTGCCCCAACTTCTTTTCGTTTCATCTTATACAAGTTCTGATACAAACCCAAGTTGCGATCATCCGGTAACCATATAATCCGGTTGCCTGCACCGGCATGTTCAGGAAATATATCATCGTAAGCCTGAAGTTGTGCAGATGTATAAACCCAATCATGTATTTTTGTCGGTATGTAATAGTCCCTTATCCCCGGAGTTCGATACACCGCAGTGTTGGGATAGCCGTGTTCAGTTTTGAACGCAGTCAACTTTCCTCGGACGCGCTCCAACTCTTGCAATACTATCGGATCAACATTCGACATCGGCCCCGGTTTCCCCACCAATGTCTCCAATTCAGCATCCAACCCTGCCGTTTCCTCAGCAACAAACTCATCCACCCGACGTTCCGCTAACTCAAGCGCCCTGTCGATCTCTTTTCTAGTAATATCATTGGCATCGAACGGCCTCCACCCCTCATCAACGCTATGTCGATATTCTTCAATAAGGTGCCTCTTGAACTCATCATCCTGTTCGTCAAACCACAGACGCTTCAAATGCGCTAGGTTCTCGTCGCTGTCGCTTACATCTCCGCCACCCTCCAATGCGGCCCGTATCCGATCTGACCCATATCCACCCGCCCGGAAATCCTCAACCTCTTCTATCCACGCTTCCAGATCACGCATCGCTTCTTTAGATTGGTTTCCTTCGCCATGCGCTACGGCTTCTCGTTCTTTATGTAGTCCTTGAAGCAGTTCTTCTGATTGCTGCCGGTCAAGTGTCTGGTACTCCAGACTTTCGCCAATAGCACTACCCCGACTATTAACCTCATCACTAAATATGTCGAATTGGGCCTTGGCTGCATCCCATTCTGGATCACCCGGCCCCCAATCAGGACGGATAGGCCGATCAACAGATAGTTGGACTTCAGCCCATTTCAACATATCCCTTACAGCATGGGCAGAGGGATCATCCACAAACTTTGGATCATTTACAAACTCTCTAAGGAATTCAACATGCGCTATAAGTTCAGTTCTATCCTCTGGGCCATAAGGTACCGTGTTTACTTTGCCGTACAAATAATAATGAATGCGTTCGTATTCTCGCAGAGCAGCCTCATACTGCGCCATACTCCCGTCCGGGCCGAAGTCACTGAGTCTGGCACTTACATCAGGCACAGTAGCCCTAGTAGACGGATCAGGTTTTGCTGGTGTACGTGTACCGGGTGGATCACTGAGTGGACTCCTCAGACCCAATTCATAAGCGATACCAGCGGTAAAGTCTGGATCATCAGGATATTTAGCACTCAGTTCCCCCTCAACCTCCAAATAACGCCGGAAGTCTGCTATTTCTTTTTCGGTGTAGCCTCTAGAACGACTGAATGCTTCCCAATCATCACCTGATATGGCAATACCCTCCTTCAATAATGCCTGCGTTTCTTCTGAGAACGGTTCAATACGAGGATCTTTTTCTGCCAAACCTGTTCTGTGTACCAATACAACGAACTCACGAAACAAAGGATCGTCAATAAACTCAGCATATGCGGGACCAAGCATATTGATAAGTTCTGTAGCCGATCCGATAGCAAACGCGGTTGCATTGTAGGGATCGACGCCCGTACTGGGTGGGACCGACGGAGATACCCCACCCGACCCCGGCTCCCCCAACGCTTGAACAAGAAACTTCTGTACGTTCTCTTGGAACTGTGGCCCACCCAATGACCCACGATTACCTGCCACATTCAAAACACGAATATCGTTATCTTGGATAAAGTCAACGAGTTGCTGGCGGCTCTCTGCCGAATTACCAGTAATAACGATGTAAGGCTTCGGCTCAGAAACTTTCCAATCGCGTCCAGATGTTCTAGCCGTCTCCCCCCTTAGCAATTGTTCAGTACGACCAGTTCCCGCATCACCCGTACTTGGGTAAAAGAGGACAGTACCATCTGACTGTTCGATATTTTCTATAGTCTTATACATATAATCCTTTTCTGAATGTTCTACCAACCCGAACCGATCCCGCAATAACGGAGTATCAGTCCCTCCCTCCACCCTGAAGCCCTTCGTTCCCGTGCCTCCTGTTGGGATACCCAACTGCTCTGCTGCAAACAAACCTGCCTGATCAGCACCCGTCTGCCCACCAGAAATAATCTTGTCCAACGCTACCGATGGGCCTGTCTCTGCTGGTATACCGGGTGAGGCTGCCTGCGGTGTTGGTGTTTCGGGTGAAGATACCATTCGGGCAACATCAGGATTCAATACAATAATCTGATCACTCCCATAAGTCTGCCAGAATTTTCTCCATCTCCCATCCAAATGTTCGCTTACATTCCGAATTTCAACAATGTCATATCTTTCTTCTAGTGCTTCCCACCCACTCGTCCCCGGAGTAATGTCATGTAGTCGAACCGACTGTCCCCCAATAGATTCTGCTTCTTCTAGCGCCGCTAGATAAGACTCATCTGAATCAATAACGAGTCTGCGCGCTGATGGATCAATAGCATAATCGACTGGCTCCAACTCAGTCCGTATTGCCCCACCAGCCTCAACCCGCCATTCTTGGGCATCATAATCATAGAAGCCTCGGGTTTCTATACCCTCGGCTTCTATGCGTTGGTACTCCTGTTCAAGCAACTTATAGTTCCAAGTGTTTGGACCGGGCATCAGATGGTTATGGCCCCGATCAGTAATATCAGAACCATAATACTTCTTTACCGAAGCAGGATCAGTATCCGGTTTTGGAAGACCGTGAGACATACCCGTCTCGTCGGGTAATACCCATTTATTCGGTATAACGACACCCACCCCAGTGTCAACGTCGTATGAACCCCAGTGAGCATCATCTAAAGATAGGTACAAATAATCTCCCCCTGCTCTCTCTGTACGTGGCCCCAAACCTTTACCACTACCTACTCCATGTGCCGGAGGCTTTGTGAAATCGTGTATTCCACCACTTTCAATTAAACCAGCCTTTCCTTCAGGGGTAGTAAAATGCTTGTATGTAGGCCAGCCTGCTGGGGCTGTCTCTGCTGGTATACCGGGTGAGGCTGCCAACGCCTCATCACGAACCTCCATCAAAATCCGTGGGAACGCCTCACGCCAATGCCCCGTAACCGGATGCGTAAGCGTCCTATCCCCCGTAGCCAACAACGCCTCCCTGAATTCAGGAACCTGTTCAAACTTAGCCACCACAATTTCCTTCATCAAAGGCTCTGTAATCGACTGATCAGTATCCAAAATCTGTCCAAACGAACGAGCATCCGACCCAACCAGACCTTCACCTCCTGCAACAAATTCACCAGACTTATGGGACTGATACGCTGCCTCTGCCGATTCGAATGTTTGGCCTCGGAACTCGAACGGGCTTCTTTCAAAGTTTGACAGGACCGGATTCAAGTCATCTGAATGCTTGATAACAACTGGGCCTGTCTCTGCTGGCTGCGACGGCAAATACAAAGACGGAGAAAAACCCGAACTTGAACCGAATCCTGCCGACCCCAACTGATCCAACCGGGCCTGCAAATAATCCCAAGTACGTGGAGCCTTGTTCCTCAAATCGGCACGCCCAGTGCCTAACGTATACCCGCCTCGGTCTTGGTGAACAACAACAACTCCCCCTTCTGGAATCTTGGCAAACCCCTCATCAATCTTTTCAATATTATCTCCATAAGCGTCATCAGTCATATACTCTCTGGTCGTACTCTTTGTCGGAATCCCAATCGCGTTAGGTTGCCCCCTGATAATAGCCGCCCCACTATCTGGCCCACCCGGAGCCATACTCCCCGCATCATGCGCCTTCACATTCTCACCAAAAAGATAATACTTATTTGGATTCGCTCGAAGTAACTCAGGAGTAAAGAATTGCCTAGACACCTCCATAGTCACACCCCCCGGCAATTCAGGCAACGCCCTCTGCGACGGCGTGAACTGATTCCCAAACGTCAAACCCAAATGATGATTGATCCGCGACCCAATCGTATCCCACCCAGTATCACCCGTTACGAACAGCGACTCAACATTGTTCGCCTTCAAGAAGTCTTGAAGTGCTGCTGCTGTCATCTCCTCAACCCCACCAGTCGCCGCGTGTTGTTCCCTGAAATTGAACACAGGTATACCGGCTTCTTCTGCTGCGGTCAGAAAGGGGGTAACCGTATGCGAAACCTCTCCTCCTTCGAGCCTGTCGAACACAACCATCGCGTCGGCTTTTGCAACATTGCTAGTCCCCCACGGTGGCGGCATCTGAAGTTCATGGGGGAGAGCCGTAAGGGGGTGGGTGGACATGATGCGTCGAACAGGGAGAATGGTTCTGCCCTGTGCGAATGCAAGAGCATCTTCAGGGCCAACTGGCGGGACTGGTATGTCTGCTGCCATTGTCATGCCGCCGGGACCGGGCGGGCCTTGGTAACCCGGTTCAAGCGCCGGTGTCGATCGATCAACAAACCTAGCCAATTCCTCATCGGTAAGACTTTCCCAGTCCTCCCCCAAGTATCTAGTCTGAGCGGCTCTTGCCTCTTCCGGCGAACGCACTATGGCACGCATCAGATCGCCTTCTTGGGATACGAAACCTGTTGTCACAGCGCGTCCCCCACTTTTTATATTGGCATCATCAATCCAAATGACGACTTGATGGGGATCAGCGCCGACGGCACGACCGGGGCCACGTACACCGCCAGTGTGTGTCATTGCGTCATAGTTAAGATCAAGCAATACCTGCCTAAGAGTGTCATGTCCCCTAGTTGTATACGAATGGGCTCCGTTCCAAGCGTTGTCTATACTTCTCCATGTTGTTGTTGGATCATCTAGTCCAAGATCCATTGTCGAATAGACAGTCTCCGGTGCGCCCCATCCGGCAGATGCGGCTGCATCATCCATCGTTGAGAGATCCGCCGGTTCAATTGCTCTGCTTTCAAGCGGCCTCAATGCTTCACGAACTTCCGCAGGCAACGGTGCCTCAATATCCAATATCTTCGGAGGTGCGGATCCAGTCCATTCCACACGATGAACAAAATTTGTTATCCCTGAATTCTGACTATACGAAACAGCGATTGCAGGATCTACAGTTGCGTATATCCCTTGTCCATACAATGCATTCTTGGCGGTTCTGCTGACATCAAAGTTTGTAAAGTCATGTTGGGTGCCATGAAATAAAGTCACCCCATCTTCCCATGATGGTGCTGCGGTTTCTAGAAGAGTCTCAATGTTGCGTCGTGCCAACGCATTCGCAACTTCCCTATTCACCGGATCTAACGGTACTTGTTGCATAACACCTGATATTTGTGCTATCTCATTGACGGCCCGTGGATCAACATAGGTGATTGGTTCTCCTATATGCACTTCGGGTGTCAGTGCAGATTCGTCAAGTACATCCCGAGCGGCCGCGCCAGCATTCTGAAGAGGTGCAGCGGGTGCCGTATCCACCACCAGAAACTCGTAACCTTTCCAATATGCTGTGGGTTCAGGACCGGGCCACGCGCCGCCCACAACGGGTTGGAATCGTTGAATTTGATGCAAAGGGCTGACCTCAGACCCTTGGTTGTATATAACTGGAACCCGGCCCACTTCAGGCAATGTTGTATAATCTAGTGTCGAGGTAAGGTCAAATGCCTGTCCGGTATAGTCTGTACGCATATGGGGAAAGACCGGAGGCAAAGCATGATGCTTATCCCAAAACATTCGAAGGAGTACAGCATCTTCTGGCGAAACATATACTACGTTACCGCCCGGTGTATGACTGGAGCCAGTAACAATATTGGATTTGATCCCGCCGCTATCCCGCACGGTTAAGGAAATCCCACGGTCGTTCCATTGCTGCCGATAGGTAGCATTAGCGGTACTAAATACCGGATCCCCTTGTGCGATTGTTATCAATCGATCTTCCGTCACACGCCCCAGTGGAGCGCCAGTCGTTAAAGCAAGATCTGTTGTTGCTGTCTCAGCCAAAGGCGTCAACGGTTGCTGAGTAAACGGATCCCTTCTAGCAACTGGTGGACCGCCCGGCCCCCAAGATCCCTCTGCCCTAGGTGCTGTTCGTGGTAACCTGCGATCTAGAAATGTTCGCAGCCCGGAACTCAACTCCGGATTCGTTATTCTTGCTTCAGTAGTTACCCACCCATAAACAGGATCCTGATACCCGGTCTGCCTATAAGCAATATCGTCAGCGAATCCCGTACCGGGCATCGGAGACTTACCCTTTACCGTTACTTGTGCATTAGAATTAATAATTCCCTTTTTTCGTAGAAACGAAAGAGCATGTGGAGAAAGCACATCGTCTACCGCTGCCGAATTTCGATTTATGGCATTCAGCAAAGCGCGCGGAACTCTAACAATGCCGCGTGCAATTGGGCCTCCAGCAAGGATAAGTCCAAGATCGATCAGCAACTCAATCTGATCACGCGGCACAAGCCAATCAGCAAGCGATCCTTCTTCACCAACCCATGCGGAACGATTCGCTTGAGTCGGGTTCGGCTCTAACGGATTCCTATCTTCTGGTTCCTCCCACCCCAACGACCACAACTTCATGTTGGTTTGAAGAAGATCTCCGTAACTCGGACCGATACGATTTTCCGGAGAGACTCCCATGACTTCTTCTACTTGACCAAGAGCCGATTGGCCTACAGCCAGACTGCTTGCGCCCATCTGGATAACTGGCCCAAGTATTCTTCTGGCAAGATTCTGATCTGGTTTCGTTGGAAGCAACTCAGTCCAATCCATAACCTTGTCACTGAGTTCCTGAACATTCATCTCATTCAGAAGAATATTGTCCAATTCTTCCAACGTATAATTAAAGTTATCGACCAGATACTGATTCGCATCTCTTTGGACATACTCATCGACAACACCATCTGCCGTAATCGATGGTATCGCAACCGCATACTCAAACGCCTCCCGGCGAAGACTCGTATAGAGAATCTTGTCTTCAAGAGTCCAATCAGATATACGCGGCGGGTGCCTCATACCATAATCTTGGTAATCTTCTCCCTGCTTCTCGTCCGTCAACGTCCCATTAGACATTCTGGAAACGCGACCTTGGAACCTGTGTCCCACTACCTCCCAAACCGCGACTAATAATATTCAATACAGCATCCGTCGGAGTTCGCTTAATCCCCATATCCTCCACCACACCTGCTGCATACCCTTCAAACATCGGATCAGCGAACATCCTGCGACCCTCCCAAGCCTGCCGTGCCATACCCCCATAATCCATTGCCCCCGTTTCTGCCTGCTGCTTCGACCCAACCGTATGGGCATACCGCACCAACGCATTCTCAACGTCTCTCTCCGTGATCGTTCCCTCTGCGCCAGTTCCGGTAAGCCCGCTGATAAAGTTCGATACCGCGACATCGTGCCGTGCATCAGACAGATCCTCACCTACACGCTCAATCTCTCCTGTCCGCTGCCTCATACCATAATCTTGATAGTCTTCTCCCTCCGTCGGAGTTATCGATGATAGTCTCGCAAACTCCTCATCCGATATGGCCCCAACCAGCCGCGAATACTCAAGATACGAACGTCTCGTATCGCGTGGCCCAAACGACACTAAACCACTCCAATCGTCGGTACCGTAGAATGCCGCCAACGCATCTTTCGCAATCTGAGTCTGTTCCATAATCCCACCGCCACTAAACAAAGACTCAGACTCTTCGGGACTCAACGCATCCATCATCTTCTGAATCCCCGCCTCCAACTTACGTGAACCCCTCTGGTTCAAATCGTGGCCCATGTCGCGGATAGTTTCCGCTGCTATAGTCTGAACCCGGTTTGCAAAGTCGCGGCTTACCACATCGCTGGTTACAGCAAAATCAGCCGCCTGTTCGCTTCTTTGGCGAATAATGTTTGCACGAACCTGATCCGGGCTATATACGTAGTTAGCCGTCCTAGCACGCAT